CACCCATTTGTATTGCACTACGTATTGCATCATCATCAAAGTAAGGCATATTACGTAGTTGCCTTAATTGACTTCTATTCATCTTGTGTCTATGTATTATATATTCACACTCTTCCATGTTAGTAGCATTAGGGTCAGGATAAAAATCCCAACAACTAACAAACTCAATTCTAGGTACTCTAACTTCTAATGGGTTATAATTTCTATTACCTTCTTCATCGGTATCCCACTTGTGAAGTTTCTTGTTAAAGTTAAATGGTCCTTTTACAATCCCCGTACCGAGTAGGGCAGATTCTAAAAGAGCATTTCGTAATTCTGAGTTACCGTTTGATTCTTCAATTTGGTCATGGATAAGTTTCTCCATTCTTCTTGCAGCTCTTTGTGCAGGAGATACTTCTATTGCTTGTGGGTTAGGGCTTACACCATCTGTAAGAATACCAGCTTCTTCAGCTTGGTCTTCAATAGTATCTTCAAAGATACCGTTATAGAAACTTGCACCGGGCTTTAAAGTTTTACCATCTCCTTCGTAACCAACATCATATGGATTATCTATTCTGTTACCAATATCATCTGGTATTTCAGCTTCTGTAGTTTCTAATCCGGGTGTAGGGTTAGCTGTATCAAGGTGTGCAAAGTTTGTTTCACCTTCTGCTATTTTAGTTTCAGAAATACCTATAGGAAACTTACCTGTACCAAAGATAACATCAACAAGTTGTCCGAAGGCTGCTAGTACTTTAGTCTTAGTAACTTTTACAAATACTCTAGACTTTTCTGATTCTCTAAATTTAACACCTTTAGCATAAAGACCTCTATAGTTCTCATATGCTTTTAACCAACGAGTCTCATCAGTTTGTCTAGCGTCTTCAGCTTGAGCATAACGTCCTTTAATAATACCAATAAGATTTCTTTGTTGGTCTTCTTCAAGAGTAAGCTGTACTCCAGCTTCGCCTTCTACTTCTTCGTAGATATCATTAGCGTTTAAAAATGTATTATCGTTGTCTGCCATATATTTTAATAACCAAAGGTTGAGTCTACTGGTCTGTACATATCACGTTTCAAACCTCTAATACGTTCTAATGGGTTTTCCATTCTTGGTCTACTCATTATCATATAACGTAATGCATCATATGCGTGGTCTGAAGCTTTTGTGTCTACATCTTCAGGGTTAGTTTTAGATAACGGTATAGACTGTAACTCTCTTATTAAGTTAGGACATGTATTAAATATCTGTAACTTAGGTCTACCGTTCTCTCTAACCTTTAAATACTCATGTATTTGTATCTTACCTTGTATTCTATTCTTATCAGCTCGTCTTAACTTATGACCAGCTTTAACTAAACTTTCTCCTACAGTTGGACCGGTTGTACCAGTTCTTGCCCATGCTGCAGTATCTAAGACACCGTTCACTGAGAATGGGTCTTCTGTCTCCATATCAGTTATTATAGCACCTAATTCTTCTCCTGTCAAGCCTTTTCTGTATAATTCTCTATATATTATTAAAGTATTATCGTTCATGTCCATAATACCCCATAAACAACAAGATTCTGCAGCGTATCCGTAGTCAACTGCTTTAACTCTTTCCCAATGTACAGGCAGTACAAAAGGTGTAATGATGTGATGTTCAGGACTAAACTCAACAAATGCAGCTCCTTCAGCTACATCCCAGTTACCTTCTAACAGTTGTCTACGTTGTATAGGTGGTAAAGACTTAAGCATCTGCTCGTATATACCATCTTCTGCTAGGTAAGGGTTATCAGCTAACTTAGCAGGAATAAACTTTCTTGTTAGTCCATCTTGACCTTTGAATGATTTGTTTGATTCGTGTGGTTCTATGTATCTTTTCTTTACCCAATGGGAACCAACACCACCGGGGTTAGCAGTACATCGTAGGTAAGTTTCTATTTCTTTGTCTGTTGTTCTAAGACGTGAAGCAAGATAGTTCCAACTGAACTCTGTAGGTAGATGGGTTATCTCATCAAAACCTATCCAACTATATGCTTGTCCTTGATAACGGTATACGTCTGCATCTCTTTCAAGGAAACCAAACTCTACCTTTGCACCACTTGGAAAGTTCCAAAGCTTTTCTACTTCTCTGAACTTAGCACCGGGAAATGCTTGTGGATATAGTTCACGAGACTTATCAATCATCTCTCTAAGCTCTGGCATAGACCTTCTAAGTATTAAAGCTCTGTGTGCAGACCTGTGTGCATATCTTAGTGGGTCAACAATCATGGCATATGATTTACCACCACCAGCAGCTCCACCATATAATACATCTTTCTCACCAGCAGCAAGGAAGTCTGTTTGTGGACCTTCGTTAGCATGGAAGAATACATGATGATTATCAAGTACTTCTTTTACAGCTTTGGGTAACGTGTCTAAATCACTTTCTGTAACAATACCTTCTTTAGTATTGTCCAGCTTTTCAAGTGTTGTCTTTTGTTTCTTGAATGATTTCTTAGCGTTGTTTAGCTTTTCTTCAAGTTTTCTGATGTTTTTTTGTTTACGAGTAATAGTCCTACGTGCTGCATCTTGTGCATCTTTAGGAGGTCTACCACCTTTCTTACGAGGCGTACCATCTTTGTTCTTTACAAAATTACCTTCGTTATCTTGCAAGTAAAGATGAGGATTCAATTCCCAATCTTTCGCTTCGTAATCCATACTTTTTATCTATGTGTTTTTTAAGTCCCGGAGCAGACATGCGTCTGTCCGTTTTATATTCTAACCAATCACATGCAGCCTGTAACGATATTTCTTCGTTGACTACCATGTTCTCTGCAATCTGCAAAGCTTCTAACTCATCTTCAATAGGTCTAAGAAAAGAACTAGCTTCTTCAGCTAACTGATACCCAAACGGTATAGTTGATGTAGCTCTTTTTATATATCCTTCTTTCATACTTTTCTATACTGTCTTGTCTTTCTTTTAATTTTATCAGGTTGTGCTACGTGTTGCTTTCCAGCTTTTGTTCCTTTTCTTTTAGCTCTCGTTGTAGACGCATACTCCGAATCCGAAAGTGATGCAATCGCTTTTTTCGGGAGATATCTTTCACCTGTTTCTGACGACTTTTTACCGCTCTTAGTACCCCAGTCTTGTTTGGTCCAAGCTCTAAGACTTCTTTGGCTTTTTTTTAGCGACATTCTTTTTCTTTGTTTTTGGTGTTAAACACTTTTTAAATAACTTAGCGTATGCTTTGTTTAGTTTATCCATCATATCTATCATAAATTCTTTTATCCTTTTCATATTATTTATAGCCGCCCCCTGCAGCTTTGTAAAGTTTAGCTAAGAGCTGGGCTTTTCGAGCAGACCACTGACCGGCTTTACCACCTTTAGTACCGCGTTTAACCTTCTCGAAAAGTCTCTTACGCAAGGTTGGCTTGGTATAGTTACCAGCTTTGTTCACGGTTGATTTAGCTTTCTTCTTTGTCGGCATCTTCATCTCCTTTTGACTTTCCAAATATTGCATCCCAATTATCTCTGTATTGTTTAGAGTGTATATCGCTACGAGGTTTAGAACCTTTACCTCCGTGCCACGAAGGTTTATATACTCTTTCTCTAAACTTAACAGCTCCGTCAGGACTATCGCTTCCTATTTGTTTTCCCATCTTACCACTTAACCTTATCAGCCCAATAAGCTGCTGATAGTTTACCTTTCTTAATGTTCTTACCGTGTCTTGCTTTAAAAGACTTTCTTTTTGCTTTCATTCTAGCTGATTCACCTGCTTTAGGTTTCCCTGCAGTCTTAGCACCTTGTTCCCCAAACCTAATCATTTTAATAGTAGTCCCTTCTTTTGCAAGAACTACGTGTGATTTAGTTGGATGTTTTGGAGTACGTTTAGGTTTGTTATAACCTGAAAAAGTTTCTCCTCTATATGTAATGCTCATTGGTGTATCATCCTCGTCCTAGTGGACTTTTTAGTCCTAATGGACTATTTTTTTTATTTCTTGTTCATCATGTTGTAGCTCTTGAATCTCTCCTAGAACTAACAACCCATACTGTATAGCTATTCTACTTGCTTGGGCAATGGTATCTGCTTTAATGTAAGGACCTATTGCAATTCCTTCATGTGCATCTATATATTCAGTTATCCAAAGCTTATTCATAGCTAACATCTTCTGCTTCTATATCAATCGTATGTTTCTCTGGTAGTATAAAGATACCACCACTGACATTATGATTAACATCTAGCTTATCGGTCTTAACAACACCAGCCCTATCTAGTATCGTCTGTGCAGCTTGTAACTTGTTGTTAGCTTGAGGAACAGGCTTATCAGATTTCATAACCTCTATAAGCTTGAATGCTGCAGTAGGAGCTTCCCTTGCAAGTACGTCACTGGCTAAATCCACTACTTCGTTTTTAAGTGATTTTAATATTTGATAGTGATTGCCTGAATACCCTGCAAGTTCGGCTGACTTTTTGAAATCCCCACCAGTCTCTACTAAGTGATTCAAGAATGCTTCTTGTTTCTCAGTTAGATTTCTTTTCTTCTCTGGCAAGTAACTCATGCTATTATTATATAGGACGTTTAAAGATTTGTCAAGTCTTTTGATGTAATTTAAAGTAATTGAAGAAAGCACTTGACAAAATTGAAAAGTATGTGTATAATATAATTGAAAATGTCCCCCGTTTTAAATACCTAATAAAGCCCCACCCTAGTCCTTCTTTATTATCCCCCAAACTAACACTAACAACTATAAAATATTAGGAGTTATTCTGTGTTGTAAAGTATATAAAAGCTTATGAAGTTTGTAAAGTTTTAAAGCTTTATAAAGCCCAACTGGTTAATACCACTATTGGGTAGAAATGTATAAGATTTATATATATACCCACCCACCCCCCCGGTGCATCCGGCCCCGCCCCAAAACACAAGAAACAGCGTGACAAATGTCCACTTTACTAGCCCTTATAAAGAACACTTGTCTCATTTTTAAAGTCTTTTAAAGCGTCAATCGTCCCCTTTTAAAGTTATAAAGACTTTTAAAGTTGTGAACATTTGTCTAGTTTATGAGTAGAGTAATAAACATTTTAAAAGTAATTGTTACTTTAAAAGACTTTTCAAGCGTCTATAACTTCAATAGCCTTTAAACGAATTCTAAGCCCCTCTATTAAACGCTTAATATTTCCCCTAGTCTTAACACCTATTTCTTGCGAACTCGATTTAACTGTATATTTATACAGGTAAAATAATTGTTGAATTTATCCCTAGTTGTGGCATAGTAAGTACATGACATTTATATATACATTAAAATACGCTTTCATGGGTTCGCCCCTGTTCGTGTGTTTTTCAACATTAAGAGGGTAATTATGAATTATGCAATAGGCGATAAAATAAACTACTTCTTTAAAGGTGACGAAGATAACGAACCTTGCGAAGATGTAATGATAGTTAAAGCATTAAAAGACTTAGATAATGAAGAAGTCTTTAAGCTTAAGCCAACAACTAATAATAAAAATGTATTAGTAAAGGGAGACTATGACAAAAGCACGGGCAAATATTGGGCTACTAAATGGCACGATATGAATAACGAAACTTTAAAAGATGGCAATACTTTAGTATTTACTAACTTTATATTTTAAGAGGTATTAAAATGGAAACAATAACATTATATAAAACAGAAATTAAATTTTTATTAGAGCATTTAGATACTGAAGCGATAAAGATAATTAATATTAAAAATAATAATGAAAGAAAAGGAATAGAATTAGAGGATAAATTACAAATGCTAAATGATATCTGTGACAAGATACAACAACAAAGATAAAAAAAGGAGTAAATAAAAAATGAAGACTGTAAAAATAGATATAAATAATAACGATACTGTAATACCTTTAATGGCTGGGGCTTTGTATGACTTGCACGACTTGGTAAATGATAAAATGGAAGAATTACAAAAAGAACTTTTAGAGGTGGAAGAACCTGAAGAAATATTGTCAGAGATTAGACATTTTAGAGCCATAAGAAATAGATTAGCTAATTACTTATAAAACCCCTAACCACGTTAAACGCCTCCTTTATTGGGGGCTTTCGTGGTATAAAGATAACTAAACAAAGCTAGAGGGCTTAAAATTATGAAGATATCAAAGGTTGGAAAATTAAATTCGAGGAGTTGGAGTCTTGAAGCATTAGAGACTTGCCCCGCTTCTAAAGGCTCAGATGGGGAACTTGTCCCCGCTTGTAAGGGTTGCTATGCAGTAGGCGGGAACTATCGCTTTAAGAACGTTAAAGAAGCTAGAAGCCACAATAAAAAAGATTGGCAACGTAGCGAATGGGTGGCGGATATGATAGAAGAACTGGACAGCGACAGATATTTTAGATGGTTCGATAGTGGCGACATGTACAGCCTAGCGTTAGCTGAAAAGATGTATGAGATTTGCAAGGCTACACCATGGACAAGGCACTGGATACCTACAAGAATGCACAAGTTTAAGAAGTTTAGAGATGTTATTGATAGGCTCAACGCTCTTGACAATGTCGTTGTAAGGTTATCAAGTGATGGAATCAACGGGGAAATAATAGAAGAGGCGGAATATTCATCAACTATTATTCCTTTTATTGATAGCGTTACAGTTGCTACCGTGTGTAATGCACCGCTTCAAGATGGCAAGTGTAAGAAGTGCCGTTTATGTTGGGATAAATCAAAAAAAGTTATAGCATATGCAGGACACGGGGCGAAGATGAAGAAACAACAAAGAGAACTAATACAAGTCATGGAGGTGGCATAGTATGAAGCATACAGAATATTTAAAAAGGCTTTTCAATTATATTGAATCTAAAGGCTACACAGTAGACTGTGAATGCGAGGGCGAGGGAATCACACAAGATGAAGCATTAACTCAAGTAGATGACGCTCATATATATATTATAGATAAGGACGGGTATTCTTTAGGGTGGATTTATTGGACTTTTTGGAATGATTGGGACGAATCCATAAGCGACTATACTTTAGAACTTGAAAAGATTTTAAAGCTTGACGAATTTATAGAATGGAATGTAAAATAAATTAATAAATAAATAACAAAGCTAGAGGGCTATAATATGCAAAAATATACAGATATTTACGAATACAAGGTGATTAGTTACAAGGATTATAGAAAACTTAAGGGTGTCCGCAAGTGGAAAAATGTCTGGGTAGTTGTAAAACCTAATGAGATAAATGAAAATAAAAATGTAGAAGTAAGGAGATTAAAAGAATGTTTGACTTAAACATGGCGGGTGTGTTAGTTTATATAATTGTAGGGCTAATAGTGGCTTACTACTTTAACGGGAGGGATTGAACGGATGAGCAACGATAACAAATGGATACACGATTATTATGATGAGAGATGGCAACATTATTATGATGAGTTGTGTAAGGATATAAAAGACATTGGACAAGTAGAAGAGATGGCTGATAGAATGGCTATGGAAGATGTTGATAATTTAGAAATGGAGGGATAAGATATGAAAACTTATAAAGTATATACAAAATGGATTGGCTATTCTGAAATAGAATTAGAAGCTAGTTCGCCTAAAGAAGCAGAAGAAAAAGTTTTAGAGGGAGACTATGATATATTTAGAGAAGCCTCTACAGGTGGAGACCTTGACTATGGGTTTGAAGATGAGGAAGTTTTAAAAATAGAGGAGGTAGAAAATGAGTAGAACATATAACGATTATTATTTTGAAAAGCTTGACATACTTGACACACTTGAAAAACTTGACATGAGTGTAAGGTTTCTGGACAAGTGGATAGATGAGCCAGAAGGCTTAGAGAACGCTAGATATATACTAGAAAAGAATGCCAATAGAAAGTTTAATTGGTTTGATACTAACATGGTAAGAGAATTACTAGAGGAGGAAGTGAGATGAAGATAACAGCATGGCATATAGGTATCGTCTGGGATGATGGCACAGAAGAAGCTTTAGCAGATATTCCAGATTGGGTAGCAACAAGAGTAGATGAATTTTTAAATGAGTTAGAGGAGGAAGATGATGAATAAATATAACGTAGCAGTACACTATGAGGAAGGCTTTTCAGTAGAGGTGACAGCACCTAACGTTGAAGATGCTAGGAAGTTAGCCAAAGAACTTGTTGATGCTTATTGTGGGGTTAGTGAATCCTTTGATAACGTTGGACAAGATGAGGGTAAGTATTTAAAAGCTTATCATAGAGACTGTTGGATAGTAGGAGAAAGATAATATGAACGAAACATTATACAAAAGACTAGAAGATATATGTGCCAGAGAATATGTCGTTAATAAATTAACTAAAGATAAGTTCAGAACATTTGTTGACTTTCTTTATGATGACATAAGAACGTGGGACAATCCTACAGAAGTATCAGATAATGATGTTATGTATAGGATAGAAGAGCATCTAAGCCACATGGTTGCACGTATACTAACCAATACACATACAGGTACTGCTCATGACTAACAAGCTCTTAGAAAGCCTTAGAAAAAAATTAGATAAAACACTTGACAACATAAATGAAAAGTATAGAATGCTTAAAAAGCTTAAACAAAATAATAAAATAATTATTGATAAAGATATTAAAGATAATATTCCTAATCATTTAAAAGGTTTAAGTAAACAACAAATAAAAGGTTTGAAAAAACTTTATAAATAAAAGAGGGAAAATAAATATGAAAACTAAAATACTAAAAAGCAAAGTAACTATTGACATGAGTGTTAGTGAGTACGATACTTTGTTTAAATACATAAATAAACTAGAGAGTATGTTGAATACTTTACATGAGACAAACGATTTATGGTTGTCTGATGTTCATAACTTAAGCAGTCTTAAGTGGGAATTGACACAGCTTTTAGATGCTGAGTGGAATCCAGACACTTATAGATATGTAAAGAGAGGTAGTAAATAATATGAAAATGTTTTTAATAAAATTACTAACAACACTAGCAGTATTCTTGACAATGTATGTTAGCATTATCATTGTTAATGATGATACTGTAGAGAACAGTGATGAGATAATAACTTTGAACAGGAAGGTACAATCTTTAGAAGAAACTTTACAAGCTGTTAAAGAACAACAGAACTATCTACAAATTATGCAAAAAGGATTGAGAGATGCTTTAGATAATAGAACTGTAGAAGTTGATAGGTTAGTAGAACAAGCTGTTGATGATAAGTTCAATGAGCAGTCTGCTACCGGTGGCTTTGGAGTATTGACAGGAGAAATACTACCTGTAGAAGAAGTGGTAGAGGAAGCTATAGAAGAGGTGGTAGAATGAGCCATGATGATTTAGTAAACTTTGCAATCTTGGGTATGTTGGTATCGGTTCTGGTACTTAACATATTACTTGGGTAATGAAAGAGAATTGTGTGTTGACTCCAATGAGCAAGGAAGAGTACAGGTGTTGGGAGAGTTATATTGTTCAGTACAATTATGACAATCCTCAAGACCAGATAGCTTACGAGGTCAGTTGGAAAGATGAAATATATAGTGTAACTTTATTAGACTTAAAGGTTGACAGAGGAGTTGAAGTCTAATATAATAGTTACTTATTTAAGGTATGTCATAAGGTGTAGCCCTCAACTAACCTTCCTTAACCTAAAGACATACGAGTAATCGTGCTAGTTTCTGGTCTAGTGCCTCTAAAACCAGACTAAGTTTTAAAGTTTAGTGTAAGATGAGCCTACTATAAAATCCTTAAAGGTGGTCGTAGACTAAAGGTTGGAATGAGTGCTAGAAACCATCTTCCATCACACTAATAGTCTTCCTAACTATCGCTACTAATAGTTAGATGACTTTAAAAGTGCATGTAGCTAGTCTGATTTTTCCACATTGCGTGGTGGTTTGCACAGACTCTAAACAACAAAGCCACAATTTGCGAGTGTTGACAGGCACTTTAAAAACCTATAGTTCAAGTTGCTGTTGGAGGAGTTGGTAGTTACTTCGGGACTGAG